TCTGTCTTACCGCTCTGGCGGCTGAGACAGCCAGTAATAGTAGCCCCATCTCCGCTGATGACGCTCTCGATGATGCGCCGGCCCAGGGCCTCCTGGTAGGGGAACATGGTGACCCCGGAGAACATGACCGTGAAGTCCCACACCTTATCCACAAGGCCATTCACAAACCCCTGCTGGGCCGGGTCCAGGACCGGTGGCGCGTACTGGGCCAGGTCTTCGGAGAGGCCCTCGTCACCGGGGGCCAGGTCTTCGTCCTCAGGGTCCAGCAGGCTGGGATCGTCCACGTACGTCATCCCCTACCAGGCTAGGGACGGCCTGGCCTGTGGAAAATACGGGGGGTTGCGGAGGGGGCGGAACTACACTAGGATTTTTCTGGAGGCGGGAGAGGGTGTGTGATTGGTCCGCGCTCACAGGCGGCGCTGTGGACGATTGCGAGCAGCCGCCCCCATACACAATCTTTCCGCCGCTAACCACGTCCCCTATGTAGTTACAAAGGTGAGGGAAAGTGGGGGAAGATTCGGGGTTGACAGCCGGCCCCGGAGGCGGCAGAGTGCGTGGTTACCGCATGACCCCCCAGGCGGGAGCCGGCGGGCTGGAATCTAACGCAGGGCCGAAGAGGGAGGAGCCGCGATGGAGCGCGGGACAGTACCACCATGCCCAGAAACAGAACCGGAGCATGGGACGTTGGAGTGGGTCACCAGGAGGCGGAATCGGAAGACCGGCCTGGTCATGATGGGGTTGGACAAGCTCTACTACCAGGCGGGAGCAGGGCCTGAGATCTTCCAGCACCTGGAAGACGGCGGGTTCATCGAGCGGGAGTACCACGGCAGCACCTTTCGCTATCGCGTGGTGACCCCTTGTACCTGCCCCGGAGGTAATCCCCCAGACCCAGTCGCCGCCAGGCGACGCGAGACTATATTGCCGCGCAGCGGCGATGTAGGCGAGCCACAGGGTTCAGCGGTTGGAGGTCTAGTAGCTAGAGCTACTAGCAGGGCCGCAGCGAAAAAATCGACCCCGATTACTGGCCTGGCGAAGGATTATTTTCCCCAGGTTATGGGTGGGACACCGCTGGATCACTTCATGCTGAACTGGCCCGCCCTGGCCCATAACCTGAAGCTCTGGCAGACCAACTTTGACATCGGCATCCCCATGATGAAGCTGATGATGGACGAGTTTGCCCGTCACCCGGAATGGATCCGGCGATCAAAGACTCCACCCTGGCGGATCTTCATCGCTAAGCGAGAGCAACTGGCATCCATGATCGTGGCCCAGCAGAGGAAGGATCCCGGCGCTCGCACCGGCACCATCAGGGGTGCCAGCTATTGGGATCGTCCCACCCCCCGTGCATACTCCCCGGCATGACGAGGCGTCGTACCCCTATCTGGGTCCGGGGGCAGGCCACCGACGACTTCCTGGCTGACCAGCGCCGGCCCTGCATCGGGCGCGACGAGTACTTCCAGGAGACTCTGGAGGCCCTGGAGGTGTGCCAGGGCCTGTGCGTCCGATGCCCGGTGTTCCAGGACTGCACCCGCTGGACGCTGGCGAACTATGACCGCCAGCCCTACTACATCTATGCCGGCCTCAACCAGGACGTCCGGGGCCGGATCCACGCCGGCCTGGAGGTGTACTACGACTGGCGTCAGGAGTGGCGCAAGGCCCACCTGACCCAGCGCATCGCGGCCCGGAAGCTCCGGGAAAGCTACCAGGCCGGCGAGCGCAAACGGGCCAAGGCCAAGGCCGAGATGCCCCCCTGCCCCCACTGTGGCGAGCGAGCTACTGTCTACCGCAATGGCCGTCAGGCCAACAAGCCTGACCGCCAGCGCTACCACTGCCGTGCCTGTAACAAGAACTTCCTGGAGGAGAAGTCGTGAACGAAGTCTTTCCGCTGTACCGTGACAAGACCCTGGAGGAGTTTGAGATCCTCCCCGGTCTGGAAGGGGCGCATACCCAGGTCGTTGGCTACATCGAGCGGATAAAGCTGGCGAAGGATAAAGGGCTGGGCCTGACCCTCGTGGGCGAGAACGGAGTGGGCAAGACCCACCTGGCGTGCTGTGTCATGTCGGTGGCTAAAGACGCCGGCTACAAGATCGAGTGCATCGAACTCGCCACCTACATTGGTCTGCATCTGGAGATGATCCGGGTCAACGCCCGTGTCGAGAAGTACGGCTACGACGAGGACGGCGAGCGGTCCCTCTATCTGGATGACCAGCTTCGGTACATCCGGCGGGCGCAGTTTCTGCTCCTGGATGACCTGGGCCGCGAGCATGAGTCGGCGTCGGGCTGGTCGAACGAGAACGTGTTCAGCCTGTGTCGGTATCGACACATCCGAAGGCTGCCTACCCTGATCACCACCAACATCCCCATCGAGAATCCCCACGCTCCCACAGATCTACGGCGGCGCTACAGCGAGGGCCTGTCGAGTTGGATACGGGAGGCCACGGTCGTCGTCACGATAGAGGGCGAGGACTACCGCCCCCGCCTCACCAATGCGGAAGGGTGAGCTAGGGACCGAGTCCCCACGCCGGGTCATCTTCATTTTTGAGGGTGCCGTTGCCACCCTCCCGGACCACTACACGGTGCGGATGCTGGAGCGCTACAAGGGCCGGCTGCACCTCTACGACCAGGCCGTGGGGTACTGGAAAGTCCGGGAGCGGACGCTCCAGTTCATGTGGACGATCATGTCCCGGACCTTCTTTCGCATCGACCTGGCTGTCACCAGCCGGGGGCCTGGCTTCACCCAGGCCGTCAGCCGGCTCGTTCAGAAGAACAACTGGCCCATCGAGTACGTCTACTGCGCGGAGGCCCAGGTACTGGGGCGCAGCCTGGCTCACTCCCCTGACGTGGCACGGGTGTTCTATGCCCTGGAGGAGCATCGGTTCCTATTCGGCCCCCAAGGTCACTCCATCGGGTTCGGTAAACCCATGGTGGTGGACTGATGCCCGACATCGAGTTCCAGGCCCTGAGCCGCGCTGTGCAGGACCGTGACTTCGACGCGCTGGCTCTAGCCGGCATCACCACCACCTTCTTCCTGGACCCCGACAATGCCGCCATCTTCGACTGGATGCGGGAGCATTGGAACAAGTACGGCTCGTCCCCTAGCGAAGACGCCTTCTACCAGGAGTACCCACACGACAGCCTGGAAGAGGCCCCTGAGCCGCTGGCGTACTACATCGATGAGTTACGAGATCAGCGCCGCGCCGCCATGCTCCAGGACACCCTCGACAGCATCAGGGAACCGCTCAAGAACCAGGACACCGACATCGCTATCAAGCTCCTGGGATTGGGCCTGGATGGCATCCACCAGGAAGTCACTGAGCTACTTGATGAGCGGATGAACGACACCGGAGAGGAACGGATGAGCTACTACCAGGACATGACCACGATCAAGGGACTACTGGGCTGGCCTACCGGGTTCCAGAGCATGGACCGCGCCACGGCTGGCATACAGAAGGGTCAGTTGATCACCCTGGCCGGCAACCCCAAAGTGAAGAAGAGCATGCTGCTCATGTGCATGTGCATCGCTGCCCATAATGCCGGGGCCAACGTCATGTACGTCACCTTTGAGATGACCATCCAGGAGCAACGTGTCCGCCACGATGCGCTCCGATCCGGCATCAGCCTGAGTCATCTCCAACGTCCAGCCCAGTTGGAAGATTGGGAGTGGAAGAAGCTGAGCCGAACGATGCACAGCCTGGAGGACATGCAGAGCATGTGGTTTGTCCACGACCCCTGGAGTACCACCACAGTGTCAGCGATCCGGGCCAAGATCAACCTGCACCGTCCTATCGACATGGTCTTCGTTGATGGGGCCTACATGATGGAGTGTGAGGATCCCAACCTCATGCCCAGCAGCCCTCAGGCTCTGACGTCGATTACCCGGTCCCTCAAGCGGTTGGCGCAGCAAGCTGATGTAGCCGTCATCCAGACCACACAAGCCCTGCTCTCACGCACGCCGAAGGGGAAACTGAACCTTGGCTCCATCGGATATTCCTCGAGTTTTGCCCAGGATTCGGACGTGGTTTTTGGCGTGGAAGCCATCAAGAATGAGGACGGTACTAACAGTGACGACGAGGCCATCTTGAAGATCCTGGCGTCCCGGAACTGCTCACCCAGGGATGTCAGACTGATTGTTGACCTTGACCATGGTTCCATCCTGGAGGGCGAGGACTTGGAATACGAAGACGACGACGACGTACGCACGACAATGCTATGAGCCGGTGATCGAAGACCTCCTCGATCACATCGGCATCGAGGACATACGCACCCTGGGCGCGGAGGTGCAGGCCCGCTGCTTCATGCACGAGGCCCGTACCGGGGAGCGGGAGCGCCGGCCCGATCACTGGTCGATCAACCGGTACTCAGGCAAGTTCCACTGCTTCTCCTGCGAGTGGTCAGGCTCCCTGAACCGGCTCATCATGGACGTGGCCGGGGTGGGTATCTGGGACGCCCGCCGACTGATCCGGGAGTTCGACGTCGACCTCTCCGACGACGAGGCCCCCTGGGAGCCACCCATCGGCATGATGGTGGAGAGCCGGCTGGCCGAGTTCGGGCCACCACCACCCCGTGCCCTGGCCCGCCGCCGGCTGACCCTGGAGGTGTGCGACCGCTACGAACTGCGCTGGGACTACGAGGAGGCAGCCTGGGTTATCCCCATCTTCTCCCCAACTGGGGAAAAGTGGGGGTGGCAGACCAAAGGGGTCGACATCCGCAACCACCCACCCGGCATCAAGAAGGGCCGCACCCTGTTCGGCCTTGACCGACTTCGCGCCGATCACACCATCTTGGTGGAGTCCCCACTCGACGTGGCCTATCTGGACACCTTGGGCGAGCCGGCGGTCGCCGCCTTCGGCTGTCAGGTCTCCGACATGCAGATGAAGCTCCTGGTGGAGCGGTGCGACAGCCTGGTGCTGGCCCTGGACGACGACCGGGCTGGCATCGCGGAGACCACCCGGCTCATCAAGGAGAAGTGGCACCACCGCATCCCCACTACCGTGTTCGGCTACCAGGGCCTGGGTGGGAAGGATCCGGGGGAGCTTGCGCCGAATCTCATCGCCCAGGGCCTGGCCCAGGCTACCCCGGCGGCGATGTGGTGAGCTTCAAGGGCACCCTGTACCCGTTCCAGGAGGAGGCGGTCGACGCTATGGTCGACATGCGGCACCTCCTGGTGGCCTACGAGATGGGCCTGGGCAAGACCGTCATAACGGTGGCGGCGGTGGAACGCCTGATCGAGGCGGGTAAAGCAGGCGGAGGTTTTGTTATATGTCCCGCCTCGATCAAGCTCCAGTGGAAGCGCATGATAGAGGACTTCGCGCCTGACGCCAGC